ACCTTGTGATGGACTAACAGGTGGAGTATTACCAGATCCACCTGAACCTGATGGAGATTTTGCAGAACCTCCTCCAGAACCACCATTTCCTCCAGTTACACCAGACCAACATCCTCCTCTACCACCACCTGCACTTGTGATTGTACTAAAAACTGAATTTGAACCTACTGCATTAGCTGCACCACCACTTCCAACTGTAATTGGATATGGACTAACAGAAACTGGTAAAGCTGATACACCACAATTTTGTGAAGGAAGTCCAATAGTATAAGAACCTGATGCTGTACCTGATGATTCTCTATAACCACCAGCACCACCACCTCCACCAGCACCACTAGCATTAGCAGGTCCGCCACCAGCACCCCCTGCAATTACCATATAATCTACTGAATTTGATCCTACAGAATTTCCTGCACATGAAACACAAAAAGTACCTGGACTTGTAAAAGTATGAATTTTAAAATCACCACAAGTAGTAACTGTTCCACCTGTAGCAGTTATAAATAATGCACCAATAGTTGAGGTATCATCTTGTGTTGGAATCCAACCTTTTGTTGCATCAACATAAACTAAAAATACAGATTGACCATTAGTATTTAAAACTGGATCAGTTGCAGCACCATTAATATTAGAACTGTTTCTTCCTATCGTACAATTATTTGTAGCAAAAGTAATAGCATAATCTTTTATACCTACTATATCTCCAGCTGAAGGGGAAGCAGGTAGCGTTACTGTAATAGCTGAACTTGATGTATCTATAAAATATCCATTACCACTAACTGCTGTGAACGATGCAGTTTTAGCTGTTGTATCCCAATTTACTGTACCAGTTCTTCCGAACCCTGATTGAGATGCACCAGAAGCTAGTGTTACTCTATCACCGCTTTGTCCTAATGTAAGCGTTGATCCTGATTCTGTTTCTATTGTGTTTACTTTTACTTTACTTGCCATAATTTACCTATTGAAATTTGTACCTTATTATTACTATACCTGAACCACCTGATCCTGCGTTAGCATTAGCTGGACCACCACCAGATCCTCCGCCTCCACCACCAGTATTAGTTGTACCACTACCCCCAGTTTCTGCTCCACCTCTAGCACCACCATCACCACCACCTCCAGTACCACCTGATCCTCCACCTGGAGCTGTGCAATTGTTTCCACCACCACCACCACCAGCATAAGCTGTTGACGAACTTGAAATACTTGTTGATACACCATTACCACCTGCTCCAGCAGAAGCTGTAGCACCAGCTGCACCTGCACCACCGCCTCCAGATCCTCCAGGTGGCGAATTATCTCCACCAGGATTACCTTGTGGTGGACTAACTGGAGGTGTATTTCCTATACCTTGTGAACAAGCACCTCTAGCACCACCTCCTGAACCACCATCTTTATTTGCAAAAGGTGAATTAAAAGAACCTCCACCGCCACCTGACGATGTGATTGTTGAAAAAATTGAGTTTGAACCTTGTGTACCAGGACTTTGTGGAGAACCTGGATTAGTTCCACCACTACCTACTGTTATTGGATAACCTTGAGCTGTAACTGGTAATGCAGAAACACAAGCACCCAATGGACTTGTAGAATAACAACCAGAAGCAGTTCCAGAAGATTCTCTAAATCCTCCTGCTCCACCACCTCCTCCAGCATCATTACCACCAGATCCACCACCAGCGACAACTAAATAATCTACTGTATCAGAACCTGCAGGATTACCTACACAAGAAACTGTAAAAGTTCCAGGACCTGTAAATGTATGAATTTTATAATCTCCACAACAAGTTACTGTTCCTCCTGTTGCTGTAATAAATTGAGCATTTTGTTCTTGTGAAGTATCTGTTGATTCATTTGTGACTAACCAACCTTTAGTACCATCTACATAAATAAATGTTTTAGAAGTTCCATTTGTATTATAAGTTGGATTAACTATTCCATTTACTCCACCAATTGGTGAACCATTTCCATCTACTGTTAAATTGTTTGTTGCGAATGTAAATGCGTAATCTTTAAATGCTACAATATCTCCAGCACTTGGTGAGGCAGGTAAAGTTAAAGTTATTGCACCACTTGTTGTATTTACAAAATAACCTCTACCACTTACAGCAGTAAAAGCTGCTGTCTTCGCAGTCGTATCCCAATTAACTGTTCCAATACCAGCAATATTAGTATCAGATGCACCAATAGTTAAGGTAGTTCCGCATTGTGGTTCGATTGCATTTACTTCTATTTTACTCATTAAATAATTACCAATGTTCCTGTTACTGTTACAGTATTAGTAAAAGTTACTGGTCCTGCAAGGACTGCATTTTCAATAACCATATTTTTATCTAATGTAGCAGCATGATGATATACAGTTTCTGAAGCTGGTTTATCACCAATGTATTCTTGTTTATATAAATCCGCCATTTAATCTCCTATGTACTAATTGAGTCAACTCTACTGATCCATACATCTACACTAGATGCAGTATTAGATTGACCTTTTAAAATATCGCCACTCTGCATTACAACTTTAGAACCAGATTGTATTAGTTCTACAGAACTTGCAGCAGGTAAGCTTAAGTCTTTAACAAGGTATCTATCAGTAGAACCACCCTCTGAAATCCATACACTAACAGTAACTGCTGATGTAAGAACATTAGCAAGTCTTAATCCAACAATAGCGTCATCACTATTAGAAGTTAATAGTGTAGTAGCTGTGTTTGATATTTGTCCGCCAGATGATTCAAAGTCTTGTGCCATTTGTCCTCCTTATAATGCAATAGCCATTGCTGTTGCAAATCCTTTTGATGCTCCATTTGTTATTTTTGATGTATCTATAGCATTTACTGTAATTGTAATATTACCACTAGAAGTGATTGGAGAATTACCAATAGTAAACTCTGAAGATCCACCATCTGCTAAACCTACTGATGTAACTGTTCCAACATTTGCAGGTGTAACTTGTGAATATGTAATATTTGTAGTTCCTATAACACCATCACTATCTGTAGTACATAAAAATATTTTATTATCATTTGAAGTTCCTTGATTAACAACAACCATACCACCAGATAATTCTGCGATTGTGTCATGTTCAGGATCTCTTGATGCAGTACCAGATGCAACTACAAGATATAATCCATTTTCTGTAGCATCTGTTTGATCTTTAACTAAAACTCTATCACCAGTAACTAATGTAACTCCATCAATTGTATCTCCATTTTGAAGATCAGCAGTTAAATCTACATTTCCAGTAGTACCAGCTTCTGCGATAGTTCTTGTTCTTAAACCTGCAACTGCTTGGTCAACATAGTTTTTAGTAGCAGCATCTGAGCTAGATGCAGGATCGCCAAGTCCTGTAATAGAACCACCTGTAACTGCAACATTGTTTGCAGCTTGTGTAGCAATCGTTCCTAGTCCTAAAGATGTTCTTGCAGTTGATCCATTTTCTGCAACAAAGTTAGAACCATTACCTACAACAAAATTTCCATCTGTAACTGCTAGACCTGCAATATCATTTAGTTTAGCATTGTATGCTTGAACATCAGTTCCTATTGCTAAACCTAAATTAGTTCTTGCAGATGAAGCTGAAGCTACATCATTTAAATTATTTGCTTTTACATTCTTAGCATCTAGTTGAGTTTGTATTGCAGATGTAACACCATTTAAATATCCAAACTCTGTATTTGAAATTGTACCATCATGTATTTTAGTTGCATCAATTGCAGCACTAGAATTAATATCTGCATTTACAATTGAATCATTTACAATCTTAGATGAGTTTACTGAGTCTGCTGCAAGTTTTGCTAAAGTAACATTTGCATCTGTAATCTTTGTAGTAGTAACAGCATTAGATGCAAGTTTAGCATCTGTAATTTGTGAGTCTGCAATATGAACTGTATCTATTGAACCATCTACATAATGTTCTGAATTTATACTGTCGTCTGCAATCTTAGTTCCATCAACAGCATCCGCTGCTAATTTTGCAGTTGTAACTGATCCATCTGTTAATTGTGTTGAACCAATAACTGAACCTGGAATAGATGTATTAGTTTGTGAGATTGCACCAATGTAAACATTATCAATTGATTCATTTGATAATGAACCACTATCCCATGTTACATTTACAGTTGTGTTTGTTGAAAAAGATGAGGAACTAATTGTTCCATAAATTGTACCTGGAGTTGTTGCAGTTAATTTAATTCTTCTGTTTGCATGATAGATACTTGTTACATCTGCACCAGCTATTGTAAATGAAGTTGCACTTGCATAAGTTGCTGTGTATGCACCAGTACCATCACCATATTCAATCCATTGTGCATCATTGAACCAATCTCTTGTGTTTTTCATCAATGCTCTGATTGCATTGTTTAAGTTAGAAGGTAACATTCCTTCTGCAACTGAAATACCATTAAGTGATGTGTTACTTGCTTGAGTAGTTGAATAATCTTTAATATTTGTTGGCATCTAATCTCCTATGAACCAAGCAAACGCTTTATTATTTTCTTGGTTTTTTTCGTTTATTAATGCGTTAATAGCTTCTTCAATCTGCCTTTGAAAAAACTCTTGTGTTTCAAAACTATATCTAACATTATCTATATCAGTTTTATCTGTCATCTCAAACCAATTTATACTACTTCTGTGTCCTGGAAACAACTCTAATTCTCTAGTTTCTATAGTTCCTTCATTTTCTGTACCAGAAAAAATTGCAGCTTTATAATCACTATCTATAGCACCTAAATATAATTGTCCTCCAGACCAGAAATCTGTATCTAATGCAATGTTAATTTGATCTAAATTTTCTGAAATAATATCCATCAATTCTACAGTATAAGCACCTACAAACTGAGAAAAGATTGTACTAGCACTAGCATCAGCAGTTGACCATTTTTGTGTAGCATAATTATAAATAATAATTTTATCACAGATACCTGTAGTATTAGATGTATTAGATGCAGATGGATATAACCACATGGCTAACTGATTAAATGGATCTACAGCAGCACATATTCTATCACTAAATGCTTTGTTTAAATCTACATCAAAAAATCTATTTACTTTTTCTGCACCAATAGAAATTACATTATCTCCATTGATTTCAAAGAAACCATCATCTGCATAAAAGAATACTCTACGATTATCTTGGCAAACTGTTCTTCCATATACTGCACCTCTGTTTGGAGATATAACTGAAAGTCTAAATACTGTTGCACCACCAACATAATCCATTCTAATTATTTGATTTTGTCTAAATACATAACCAATCTCTCCAGATGTTATGTGTACTATCTCACCACCTGAACCTGGAAGTTCCTGACTATCTGATTGTTTATTACCTGCCTCCCAAACTGTAATATCATTGATACCTGACCATTGAATTTTATTAGAAGCATTTGAATGATTACCTGTAACTAAAAAATCTCTAACAACACCTGACATTCTAAATGTTGGTACAGTTCCTGCTGTTCCTATTGTAGAGAGATTTGCAAAGTTAGTTGAAGTACCCATCAAATAATATTGTGGTGCATCAACACCATTACTTGCAATTACATAATTACCAAATTGTGTGAAAGTCCAAAAATCTGTATTAGTTCCTGTAAGTGATCCTTTTCTTGATGTAAAACTACCACCATCTAATTGATATAAATCTGTGTTAGTTCCTACAAAATTAAATACTGTATTTGAGTTATCTCTAAATGAACCAGCACCTCTACTATCTTTACCCATATTGTTTGATGAATAAGGAACTAAAGATGGAAACCTTTTGTATGACTGAGCTGCAAAGTAAACATTGTTTGCAGTATTAGCACCTGGATTTAAATATTCAGGTTGATCTGGTAGCCATTCTCCAAAAGGTATCTGCATTTAAAATCCTAACTATTGTTATTAAAAGAAATTCTAGCAGCATCACTAAATGGTGCAGCTACTGTTACATCTGATCTTTGTTGTAAAGGTGCATTACCATATTGATCTTCTCTGTCATTTCTTTCAAGTCTTTCAAGAGC